CATGGCCAATAGTGCAGCGTCGTATGCAGTCTTTTTAGTTACACCGATGGGGTTGTTCCCCATGATGATGGCATTTGTGTTCTCATTTAATTCATCGCGTACGTTGCGATCAAAGTCCTTCGCTAGGCCGGATCCGACGACGAGACTGACGGTATATTGATTCGCCGCCTCTGCGATCTCTTCATCGCTCAGATTTCCATCGGCCCTCAGTTGATCCTTGAATTGAGTTACCGCTGTCTCGATGAGGGATGATGCCTCCTGGAGCAGTTCATCCGGGTCCTGTTCTCGCACTTTCGGCACAGGGTAGACCTGCTGTGCAGGCAAATCTTCAGGAGCGATGTCATCAAAGACGCCTTGTTTGACCTCATCTACATCACCACCAACGGCCTCGATTTCAGGCGCGATGTCATCGATAATCTTGTCCGTCGTCTGCTTCGCCAGGGACAGATCGATATCGGTGTCAGTGTTGTTGCCGAGTAGATTTAGTTCGCCACTGAGGTCGAAGTCATCGCCATCAACTGGATTCTCAATGCTGAGGACATCGTCGCCACTGTCAGCCATGGCGTCCATGAGAGCAATCTCAAGGGCTGAGTCATCTTGCTCTTCCAGTTGTGTGTCGTCTTGGGCCACGTTCACTCCGATAGTCAGGCGAATCTTGGCTTATCGACTCGCGTGCTAGACTTAAGTATTTGGTCAATATTAACTGGTTGTCCCGTTTCCTTGTCCATGTATTTATGGAAATGCTCGGGATACAGCGCGATGGGATCCATCGGCTCGAACTTGCCTTCACCATTCTTACGATGAATCTCGAAGTGCAGGTGAGGTCCATCAGAGTTGCCGGTACTCCCAGCCAGGGCAAACTGCTGACCTGCACGGACCTCTTGGCCTACCTGTAGATCGGGGTCGATCTCAGACATGTGGAAGTACTTGTGGATCTCCTCAGGGTCTTGAGCGAGGATCGTGACGTACTTACCGGATGGATCATCGGGATGATCTGATCGCTTGACCTCAAAGATCACCCCTGGCCGAAACGCCCTGATTGCGGTGCCGTGTCGAGCACGCAGGTCAATCCCGTCATGACTCTGGCCGTCACGCATACCCATGCGCGATGTCACGACCATGTATTCAGTTGGAGCGTGTATCTTCATGAGCCCTATGGAACGGTCAGTTGAACCTGATCTTGTTCGAGTTTATCAAGCTCTCGTCGAGCGTAGGGAATGTAAGCCTTGCGCTCGTCTTGCTTCTCCTGACCAAAAATACCAGCAGGACGAATATAGTTTTTATTGAAGTCCACGATTAGATCGTCTGCCGATGCATCGGGATTATTCTTAAAAAATGCCAGTTCTGGACGGGTAGAGATTGCGTCATGAATCTTCATGATCTGGAAGTATGGATTTTGCAGTTGGCTGACTTCAAACCCCTCACCTTCTCCTCGTCTGCGATTGAACTGGAAAAGTCCGTGTGAGTCTTCACCTCGTTTGTTACTCGCGTTGGCTTTTAGGTCACTCTCGGAAATTGCCGTCGCCACAAATGCTTCAATCTGATTTTTGCTGTAGCCCAGCTTTGTGAACTCATCGCGCAGGATCTTCGCGTTGTTCGTTCTGTTTGTGAGCATGTTGGGCTCAACAACGGGCAAGTTTTCTGGATCTAGACGGTATGGCTGCTCTGGCGTGGGATCTGCTTCAGGTCTGACATTAAACGCTTTATCAATCGCTCGATATAGTTTCGTTCTGTAGTTTGGCCCGACCAAGTTTCCATACACTTCTGCCATTTCATTGGATGCATCGATTGCCTCCTCGAAACTCAGCTTACCTGTGTCGATATCCGTCAGTAGTTCTTGCGTGGCCTTGAGCATACTGTCTCTGGATCGCTCTTCACGCTCCCTCACCAATTGTTCATCCGTCTTACCAGTATCGATCCTTGGAGTGTCTCCCTTAGGCAGAGCCGCTTGAACCTCTGCAAGCTGTTGATCGGGAGTCCTCTCGGGCTCAACAGGCACACCACCTACTCGGACGCTCGTATCCTCGGGTCCAGGCTTTGCATCAACTAGTGGGACATCTCTTCCTTCAACTGTCGTGCCTCGATCGGTAGGCGGAATGTCCTCTCTTTCCGCTTCGAGTTGCGCTAATGAGGCTTGTCTGTCTTTTTCTTGCTGCTCGAGGACACGCTTCGACGCTTGGCGATCAGCCTCTTGCTGCTCAAGGACACGCTTCGACGCTTGGCGATCAGCCTCTTGCTGCGCTAGAATCTTTCTCGAAGATGCGAGATCCGCTGCAATTTGCTCTTCAGATGGCCCAGGAAGATCTACTTCATCTGGCGTCGTCGTTGACGGTTCAGCTTCAGTTGACGGCTCCACACTAGCGAGGCCACGATTTTGCTTCTCCTCATCTGTGAGGCCACCGGCCATGTCTCTTGATCGGTTGTAGGCATCCTGTTGAGCTTTTGCTATCGCTCTCTGCTCAACCATAGACTCTTCGGCATCTTTGACATCGTCGATTGCTGCCAGAGTTCTGCGATCAAGCTCATCGTCGTTGTCGATGTCAATGGGCTGTGTAGGCGGCTGTGACTGATCAAGCTCGATAGGAGCCGTGGGTTGTTGTGGTGGGTCTGACTCAGTCCGCCTACGTGTTCTCTTACGAGCTATTCCACCACGCTGGCTATCCATTGCCGCTACAAAGTTATCGACAGATTCATATCTGCCGTATTTATCGGTATCAAAAAAGTCGGGTCTATCTTGTTGTGAAAGACCTCGTGCCTCCTCAAACACACTTATGAGATCAGACTTACTCGCTGACCCGGCTCCGATTTGATTCATGGTGTCTAAGAAGTCGAAAGCAATCGCACCCACAGGGACGTTCCTACCAACGACAGATGATCCTTCACCGACCGAATCTGGGTGATTTAGAAACTCGACCATATCTGCGGTTGATTCGAGCGCGGTTGCGTTTGGATCACTGCCAACATCGGCAACATACTCACCGATAGTTTTTGTGGTGATTGCAGCATCATCGAGGCTCTTTATCGCACTAGCAAAATCCATCTGCTGCTGCTCAGGTGTGTCATCCTTCCCCTGTTTTTGTTCAGTTTTAAAGTTGTACACAGCACGAACAAAATCACGAGGGAATTGACTTTGAATGTCCGCAGGGAGTCGCGTGAAGCCATCGACAACATCCGTGAACTCACGGTGGGTAGCATCCTTTTCGGAATCGTCCGCTGTGGTTGCTCTATCGTATGCCTTCTTAAAACGATTGATTACAGCAGGGATGATTGGGACTCCCGCAGATCCAGACCTCTCATCGACTTCAGCAGGAGCTTCCTCAACTTCCTCAGCAGGCTCAGCAGCAGGCTCAGCAGCCACTGGTGTCGGTGTCGCAGATGCACGCGGTGCAAGGTAACCGCCATAGCTTTGACCACGGAATCCTGTGCGAGTGAACAGGGGGTTCGTGAGGACTGAGATCTGAGCGGGTGAAAGGCGGCCTTCCTGTGCTGCCGCTTGAAGCCTCTGATCTTGAAGAGCCTTGAGTTCCTCTACCCGCTCTTTCATCTTTCTTTCGGCGCTCGCTCCGCTGTCGACACCAGCATATGCGTCCTGAACCGTCGAAGAATCGATAAACTCGTCGACTGTAGGGCTTGAGGAGCCCACACTATCGAGGATCAGTTGACCGCCTTTCCGGTCCTCTTCGTCTGCATCTGGATCAACGATGACCCTGCCATTCTCTACAGTGAGACCGGGTTGAGCCTGAGCAAACTGGGCTTTTTCCTCGTCCGTCTGATCACTCAAGTCTACGAGTACATTGCTTCGCTTGCCAAGGACAATATCCTGGAGACTCGATATCATATCACTATGGTCTCTGAACCCTTTTACTTCCTTCGCCGTCAAACCGAGTTTAAGGTAATTTTTCTTGATGAAATCATCTCTCAGAACAAAAGCTCGATTTCTTTTACCTTGAGCTGTTTCACTACTGTAGTCAGGGTACTTTTTATCGATATATTTTGTTACATCAGGAAGCTCGCCTTCTTCTGCATCAAGATATTTAGGATCTAGTTCCTTAATTTGATCTTGAAGTTCTTTTATCAAAAACTTTCTAGAGTTTTCGTTGGTTGTGTTTTTGAGGGCATAATCTAACGCAAAAAGTATATTTTGATCTTCAACATCATTATCTTCCAGCAACTGCATAAATCTACGAATAGCCGTGTCACCACCTACGACTTGGAACGTATTGTCATCAAACAAAAACTTATCGATACCACGTTCCGCATCTTTAGCTGCGCGGAATGATTCGGAGTCTTCTTGTCTTTTCTGCTGTAGCCCGTCCAGGAACCGATTCACCTTGTCTAGTACGGCTTGGTTCTGCTCTCTACCTTTCGCTTCAGACTCCAAGTAGTACCGAAGAAGCTGACTATACGCACCCACAGACCGGCTTCGGGCTGCTCGTAAGTTCTTAGGATTCTCAAGGGTGCGGATCTCTTTTTCAATCGCCTGAGCTTGCTTGAGAGGCTCCTTGAATCGAGACTCAATCGTCTTGATGTAAAGCTCCGTTGATGGGAGCAGCTTCTTCTGCAACCGTTCACTAAACGACATGAGGACCTCGTTATTTGCTTAGATACAATACTAACAGCTTGTCGCTACTTGTATCAGTGCCACCGCTGTTTGAAATCGTATCTACTTTAACAATTGAAAACTCAGTTGTAAGGTCAGTCAGCAATCCAGATGTGCCGTTTTGCTCAAGCACTGAGATAAGCTCGTCACCGATCTTGACTCCAGTGACTGTGTGTACACCTGCGGAGCCGCCATTGATCAGGGCAACCTTGATGGGGTTGGTGATCTTTGCGCCTGTAACGGCACCGTCCTCTATGAGTTCCGTGTTGACGAAGCCGGGTGAGAACAGCGACCTCAGTCCATTCGCTGCCGAGATGACGGCAGAAGGCAGCAGACGCTTGATTACAGTGGCCGTGAAGGACCCTGTAGCGAACTTGGTGTTGAGGATGCCCTCGTCGAAGAAGTCATTGTCGACATCGTCGTTAGAGATGGGCTCTGAGCGAACATTGGTCGCAGTGGAGACCGGCTGCGCTACGTCAAGAGGCTGGCGACCCGATATGTAGACCCCGTTCTCCCAAGGCATCACTGTTCATCGTTTTGTGCAATCGACAATGTGAAGGGCGACTTCAGTAGGCTTTGAGCCTGTCTGAGCTTGTTGAGTTCTGCTTGTCGAGCGGCATCGATGTTGCCTTGAGCAGTGAGTGCTTTTTCCTTAGCAATCTTCGCTCGCTCTGCGCGAGTCTTACCGAACAATCCCTTTTGTTGAGAAAGTTCATCAGCCTCCGCAAGCGCTGCTGAAGCCTCATCCTTGCTGATCTCTCCTCTCCTCAACTGATCCCGAATGTTTTCGGCCTGTCCTGCACCGAGCCTAGCAGCCTTCTTAGCCTGACGTTTTGCAACACCAGCTTGCTTAGCCTCGTAGCTCTTCGGCTTCAGTGTCGCGGCCAGTTGACCTGCGCTCTCGAACGCGCCCTTCACAAGGCCGAATCGAGCACGTTCCTTGGCTTGCTTGGCCATAAGCTTTTCGTCCTCGGCCTTCGAGCGCATTTGCTCAGCCGCCGCTTTCTGCTTCAAGGCGCGATCCATCTCCAGGGTTTCTTCCTTACTGGTATCAGCAGCACGGGCGATCACATCTGGCATTTGCTGAGCAATCGTTACTGCGGCAGCCCCTGTGGGGTCCTGAGCAGCTTGAGTGGCAGCCTTCATCGCAGCATCACGGGCAACCGCAGTCTTTCGTGCCTCTGCACCAGCGAGACGCTCAGCAGCACCACTTCCAGCCGCAGCACTGAGCCTCTTGGCTCGACCTAGCCTACTCTCAGCAAGACCCTGAGCCAAGTTCGCGCCTGACAGCTTGCTCAGGTAGTCGATAACGCTACCAGCAAAATCGATGCCTGCTCCGGTCACAGCACCACGAGTGTACATATCGTCGTAGTACTTCTCCTTGAGAGCGAGAGTCTGCATGTCTTCTTCGGTCAGTTGCTTCGTCATCTCAACTCCTACACGCCTTCTGAGGCCTGTGGTCGACCATAGGTCTTCATAATGTATGAATCGAACGGGCTGCCTGTGCCCAAAGCCATGCTCTGAACGAGAGCGAACTCTGTGCCTGTAGCTACAGATGGCGGAGGCAATGTCCCTGAGGTCTTAGCAGCACGCGCAATGGACTCTCGCTCTTGCGCTGCCGCTCTGCGCTCCACACTACGCTGCTTGGCCGCCAGGTTCTTCTGTCGTCGGGCTTGTTGCCGCGCGAGTCTAGCGGCTTCTTCAGCTTGTCTGTCGGCTTGCTTTTGGCCGAAGAATCCGAGAACTCCGCCAACAACGGCACCTGCGGCAGTACCAAGGACCGGGCCGCCTAGCGCGGTGCCAACAGCAGCACCAGTAGCAGCACCACTTAGTGCGCCACCACCAGTTGCCAATGCAGTGTCTTCAGCAGCCATGATACCTCTTTATCACCTTATCACTTGTAATGTACATCAACGAAGAAATTGCGACTATCGATGAAGACGTGTTTCAACCCACGAGAGTCGTGATCTTTGAGCCTATAAATACACCTATATGAAATCTTATTAGGGCCAGGAGTAAGAGTCACTCGTGTAGCAAACGAGATTTGTTGATGCCTAAATCTATAGGAGTTTTGACCACGATTGAACAGTCTTCGCTTCGTAGAGTTGACAGGTTGCGGTCCTGATCCGTCCATTGTGTCTACATACAGCTTAAAGGCAGCAATAATGATGCCGCTATTGATGCATCTGTTGAATGCGGCCCGCTGTGTGCGGGTATTATCGTCAGATTCATCACCCTCGAATCCATTTCCATTCAGAGAAATAACTTGCAAGCTAATTTTAAAATTATCATCTGATCCTACCGCTTTAGCATAGCAAGATCCATTGATAAATGCGCTGACGTTTTGATCACCCTTGACGTTCACAGTTGCAGCCATACCATCGATAGGTTGCCATGCTGAAGCAGGCAGAGCATCTAGGTCTGTACTGGAGAAAGACCCTCCATCAGTGTTGTATGATCCAGATGTTTCATGCCGTATAAATCTATTATAGGACGAAAAGTTAGTATTCCTATAATAATTGTCAGCAATAACCCCCTCAATTCTATTATTCCCTATTGAATAAAATTCTGGTTTTATAATTTGAGCGTTATCAAAAATATCTCGTTGAGTTACAGGGTTAAAGTCTGATTGAGTAATACCACCATTTACGAATCTCTCTAGTTCACTGAAACGATTTCTGATGTCCGATGCACTGATCGTTTCACCGGGCTCTACATTCCTTATGATTGATGGATCGACTGGCATTACTTCTTGACCTGATATGCGAAAAGATGAAAGTTTCGGATTGTGTACGGTAGGTGGTAAGGGTTCTCACTCCCAAATTTGCCACCAGTCATTTCATTCGGAATACTACCGCCATCGGGCTTGTATCCGACCTTCCCGCCTATCTCGCTACACATGACTCCGAAGCTTTGAGTGGATGAACTTGATGCACTGTGTGTGTACAAGAACGCTGTTGTATACGAGTGAAACCCATCGAATGGCATATAAGGATTATTCAATGGCGTCCCATACGTGTCACTATCGGGATCTAGTCTCGTATCCAAATAACGTAATACATCTCCATAGTTATCAGTCGAATCATATGACAATGGATCGTCTGAGTCGGCACCATCAGACTCAGTTTTCACGACTTCATTCAATCCAGATGAACTCGGCATTTTCCCAGTAAAGACTATTCGGTAATGAGCCAGCGTCTCTTTGATTGGAAATGTGTTCGGATTAGTGGTGGAACTAACTGAGTTGAAGTCTGAAGAGGTTTGATTATCGAACCTTACTAATCCTATTTTTTGAATGGGTGGAACACCGAACATATAAGTGCGCCAGCCACCATCTGTTGTTTCAATTACGCAGCTAGCACGAATAATAAATTTATCTCCTGCCTCTAAATTTTGAAGAGTAATTAAATTACTTTGTGGGTGATTGACTCGGGATTGCCTTATACCGCTGTATGAAGAATATGGTGAACGCCAAGGATCTTGAGATGTCCTGGTGTTAGGGTTCATTTGCTTTGTTTCAAACTCATGGGAAGATATAATAATTTTTGTACGATCAGTGAGAGATATATCAACAGGAATCTGATCGAATCCAAGAGACTCGTCTGCGAAGTTATCTCTATCGAGGACCATACTAGATCGCGAAAACTGATCGAACGCCTCATTGAATTTTTCCGCACTAATTTCTTCACCGACCTTGAACTCTGGTACTTTGATTCTGGCCATTATGCCTTCCTAAACTGCACGATCATATTCGCTGCATGAACTAAACAATCCATTCCTGTTTGAATTGCAACAGTCCCTCGCTTATCGCCATTATCGGCATCTTTTTGAGTAATGGTCATTCGTCTAGTTTTGGGCAATGGATGTGCGACATTTCTCGATGAGTAGAATGAATTAGGGAAAAACCTGCCAGTCGACTGCTCTCCAGATACACCCGTTTTTGCCCTCACTCCCGTATTTGCTCCATATATGCTCTGTAGCATGGCGGCGGATATTTCTGCTTTAATTTCATTGCGTCCAGATCGGACGGGTATGACACCAGTGAGATATGCACTGTTACGGTCTGTTCCATTGAACAACCATCCAGATTCACATACCTCGACACCGTTACAAACAACACGCGCCCTCGCAGCAAAGCGATCAAATGGAATCGCCCACCATTTACCTTGAGGGAAGTCTACGCCGCGTAAATCCGTGCTCGGGTAATCTCCTGTCCTACTGATGTACCCGACTATTGGATCTCCACCGTATCCAGTGCTTGTGCCTCCGATCCCAGTCCAACCCCCAGGTGCAAGTGTGCCCTCACCAACTTCTTCAGGATAAGCGCACGCAATATACGCTTCTCTAATGACTCCCCTTCCATTTCTGTAGACCACCAACTGCTCGGTCTGTTCAAAGCTAATGATTCCAGTCCCTCTCCATGTCATAGAGAACATGAAATCAACAATAATATACCCGTCACGCTCAGCAATGAACTCGATGCTCGGCAGCTTGTTGCCATTCTCATCAACGCGAGTGTATCCTACATGCTGCTTGCTACAATGGAACGCACTTCTGCTATCGCCCCAGTTAGTGTCATCCGCGAATGAACTTTGATACGTTTGAGTAAACGTTTCATCCTCAAAAAAATGAGATGGAAATTGAACATTTTGAGCCAAGTTTTCATGAGTAAGATTACCGTTCAACTCATCAGTAAACTGTCGTAAGTTTTTGTTGAGATCATCCGGCTCAATAATTTCTCGCTCGTCCGGCCTCGTTGTAGGAAACTTGAGAGACACATCTACCTCTGATTTGGAGCAAGCACATCGGTGAGCGCGCGAACGTCGTTCTGCTCTCCGAACTTTGCATCTATTGAGTAACCGACAATCATGAACCTGTTTGCCGCTTCGTTAGTGTCATCCTGGAACACTCTGAATGAGAACTCAGTAGCAAGTGTTTTATGGAAGTGAGACACATCGAATCGAATGACTACTGGTCGATGATATCCAAAAGTTGAACTATTGAACCTAGACTCATTGTACAAGTCTTGCTTCTCTGAATTATCAGTGTGCTGCTGTGCTCTGGATTTGTTTTCCTCTAGTACAAGACTTTCATTACGATTGATCTTGATGTTCATCTTGATCGGCTCATCACCAAACGCAACGCAGTACAAGTTCACGTAGGCGACATAGACCCCAGAGTACGCACCATTTAGCTTCAGGGGTGCAATTTCATATACCGGGTAGTCTTTAGTTGCCTTTGGCAGTTCCTCGCGATCTTTGCGAGAATTAATGTCGAGTTCAACATCAGCGCCAAGTTCATTCTTGTACCTGTAAAAGTTGTTGATTACAAAAATCCCTGGCTGAGAGGCGTCATTGCTGCCAAATATAATCTCAGAATCGGCAGTACGAAGCTCAACAGCACAACTCATTGGGTAGTTTTTCCTGATGCTCCAGGCTCCTACCTCATAGTGCCAGACAAGTAGAAGGTTGTTCTTCTCACCAATTGTTGGAACACAAATCAAATACTCTTTGTTGTTCCTATCGATGCAACCCACAGAGCCGTACGCAAGGCTGGAGCAAATCCGCTCAACGTGCTCCTTGATTGGCGTGCTGAGATTTACGATCTGTGTAGCCTCGTTCGAGTCCTCAAGGAAGCCCTTCATGACGAAGACACCTTTGTGAGAGAGAAAAACGAGGCCGGTGAATGGAACGTCTCTGATCGAGTTGGGTGCGATGCAGCCTACGTCCTTCGTGATCGTCCTGTACTCGAAGCTCCCATCTGATCTCTGATTGACCAGGAAGATTCCGAACTCCTTGAAGATGACAAGGTTGTTCGTCGAGGCATACATGCCCGTAATCTCGCCGCTGTCCTTGTCTCCTACGTCCAGAATGTTCAGCTTAGGGAAAACCTCAGGCATGCCGCTCGCGCTGTATCTAACGACGTTGTCGGGCGATCCAGCGAGGAAGATGCGGTTCTTAAATGATGCGATGAACTTTGACTGGACTGGCATTGGGCCGAAGTCAACGTCGTCCGTCAATGCGCCGACATTCGAGTCTGGAATGCCGTCCTCGAAGATTGTCGTCTCGTTGTCTTGAATCTCTCGTAGGAAAAAGAAGTTTCTGCCGGTCTCTGGACCCAGCGGGTTTCCAAAGTCATCAAACAGGTCACGGGTTCTATACAGTCGTCGAGCGACAACAGTAGGATCACCAATCGGAAGGTTCAAGACAACAAATCTCCGCTTACCGTCCGCACACTCGAAGGTAATCATTTCACTGGCTTCTGAAAGCTCACTCTCTTGGCCGCGCTCGTTCACAAAAGAGACTTTGTACTGGTAACTACAGAGCTTCCCATCGATGAAACTTCTGTTGATATTCCTGGCCCCCTTAGGTTTGAGGCTGCCGAGCCCGTGAGTACGAATACGAGTACCGAGGAAGTAGTCTGTCTCTTCGCCTCCGTTAGCAATGTACTCGTTGTGAAACGCGCGAACGACAACGTTTCCCTTAGGCTGGGCCGGTCTTTCTGAGAATCCAGCCCTAGATACCTTGTACCCATCGTAAACAATCGGCTCATCGACACCATTGACCATAAACAGTCGGCCACCGAAGGAGCAGGACTGTGAACCAATGCTGTTGATTTTCGGTACGTATCGCTTCCTGCCGTTTGTGATTGCACCAGTCGTGGGATCTGTAGTGAAAGACTTCCCGTTGTACTCTAGACCCTGCTCGTCTTTAAGAAACTCGAATGGATCTGCACTTACGGGCAGTGGCATACCCTTGATATTACCAATCTTCAGCCTGCAAAGTTGACCCTGACTGGTCTCAAAAATGATCTCGTTAAATCGCGATCGTTTTGAGAAGGCGTGAATCGACGTGATTCTATAGTTTTTATGCTGGATTGGAGGAACATCACTGAGCCAATCATAGAGATCTTGAGTCACAAGATCAAAGCCACCCGCAGCCTTCCATCCATCGTAGGAGTCCCACGTCATCTCCTCGATGATCGCGGCGGCTTCGGGCTTCGTGTAATATCGCTGATCGATACCACGCAGACGGTCGACTACAAGACGTTTAGTGTTCATGACTTAGTTGGAATCCCGAACCGCTCTCGGTCTGCCATGGCGCGGTCAAATCCGCGACGGATGTGCATGCGATCTGTACGCGACAAATACTTGGCCTTCATGCGCTCTAGAAGCTCAGTGGCTCGGCCATCATACAGTTGACTATTCTTGAGCATGCCATGCTGCATGCAGATGTCCTTGAGTGCTGCGTACACAAGGTAGTGGTGGTACTGGACAGGCCACTGTGGAGCATCTGTATCGTTGATCAAGCGAAGGGGTCGACGGTGGTATCGAGCCTCGACCGGGTAGTCGGCGTCGGGCGTGTACCAGAAGCGAAGGTATTGACGAGGACCGATTTCGTTCAGGTGTGCGCTATCGAACAGGTCTCCCGACTCACTGACCTTAGCATCAAACGCTGTACCCTCCATGACCGTAGTTGATGTCAACTCATCAAAATCATCTTCATATTCCAAGGCACTTTCTTTTACTGTGGCGATATGACGCCAAGGGCCGATGCCGACTTTCAAATCTCTAGATTTCATCTTCCGTTTCGGTTTCTCAACGATGCGGCGATAGATCTTCTTGTACCGACCAGTTCCTCGATCCAGAGATGCATCGGAGTAGTTCGCCTGCGTGTCTTGAAGGTCATTTACTAGAATCTTTCTCTTTGTTGCATCATCTGGAATATCGATTTGTGAAACTGTTGATGGCGGGCCCTCTTTTCCTGCGTATGTGAAGGTGTAGCAGTACTCATACGTGGCCGTAGGAATAGCTGATGGAAGCGTTCCACCTGTATCGGTAAAAGTAATGAATGATAATGTAGGCGCAAAGTCGGGAGGTGCGATGTTGTTGTGCATCTCCTCCACGCTGACAAACGAGTCTCCAGTGTCTTCTCGATCCAACTGGAGGTACTCCTCCTTGCGGGCATCGAGAAAGACGAATCGGCCTCTGTTGGGTCCTGTGAGAACGTTTACCGTGGAGTCGGTCTGAAAGGATATGGTGTCCTTCTGAGTAAGCCCACGGTCCATGATTCCAAGCATCTCAATGGAATCTCTAGGCATCGGGTAGCTGGTGTACTTGATGGTCCACGTTCTGTGACTGCCGGGGGCAATCGGCTGATCCACGATAAATGTACGAGCATCACGACGGTGGGTGATCAGGTACTCGACATTATCTAGGAGCAACATCTGCCCGACGATGTCCTTGGGAAGATTCAGGACTCCAGCGCCCGTACTGCTGCTGAGAGAGCAGACCCTTGAGTCGTCAGTAGTCAGGGTATTGAGTGCGACACCCTCGACCTTGATGTCTTTACGCAGCGTGAAGATGTGCTTCTTCTGCATGAACAGCCACTGATACTGGCTGGATACCTGCAAGTAGTGACGGTTGATGACACGAATCAGGTTGTCATCGTACTGCTTCAAGTCTGGGTTGTAGTCCAACGCAGAGTTGATTTCTGTGATCATGTCCTTGAGATTCACGTCAGACTCCGAAAAAGAAAACGGCTGCTGGAGAAGTATACCCCAGCAGCCGAGAATGGACCGAGGTCCGGTAGCGAATATGGCCTAGAAGAAGCCTTGATCAACAATCATAACATCTGCCAAGTTACTAGACTCGGCTTCAAGGGCCACAGCAACAACTGCGCCGAATGTTGTCTCTGCGAGACGATCTGCCCTTCCTGCGGTCGCACCACCCAATGGGCCAGTGAGCGAGTCACCGGCAGCAGTACTGCTTGCAACGTTGGCATTTTCATACTTACCGGCTGTTTGAACCGTAACGAGTTCACCAGCGGCAACCGTTTCGGTTGCAACACCAAACGTGCGACCATTGGACTCAGTGGACGCAGCACCAACAGCAGCATCTGCTACCGAGGCACCGAGACCATTAGTCGTATCAGTTGTGATTGCTACGAAGCTTCCAGCCGTGCAGGCGCCAGATGCGTGCAAGGTAACTAGCTTTTTAGGAAAATGGTTGTCTCCGTCGACACCATCGATCTTGTGAATTGCCATGTTGTCCTCCCTCTTTTGACTAAATGGCTATGAAATAGGGTGGGGATCAACACGACCCCCACCCAATCAGGATGACCTAGAAGGTGTCCAGGTCGAATGCAACACCGCTTGAGCCGAGGTGCTTAGCGATCAGTTGACCACGGCACCGAAGCTTAGCAGCGCGGACATCGTACTCACCCGACACAGTCTCGAAGTCCGAGAGGTCGAAGTACCCTTGTGGATCCCACAGGGTGTAGATGTCGTTCATGTTCAGCATGTAGAAGCTGATCGGGTCAGCAGTGGTAGCTGTACCATCGCTAGGCATGTTGAACTCAACGTTGATCGGAATGCCTTGGAAGGTCTCGACCATGCGGCCACCATCGATCTGAGACTGATCGACGTAACGCTCGTGAGCCTGAAGAGCGCGCTTCAGGTTCTTGAATCCAGCGCGGGAGGCGAGGATCACGTTTGGCTTGCCAGATGGCGACACTGCATCGATCTCGACGAGAAGGTCGTAAAGACCTGCGAGGCCGTTCGAGTTGAAGGAACCAGCGCCATCGAAGACTTGGTTTTGCCAACCAGTCTTGCTGCTGAACGTAGACTTGCTAACGCCACCACAAACGTTTGCTTGTGCGCCAACAGCCTCAGGCTCAAGGAATCCAGCGTGATCACCAGTGGTGACATCGAACCCGTTGAGGGTTCCCCAGTCTTCCCAGCCAACTTGACCGCCCTTGACGATTTGCTTGACGTACTCGCGCTTGAGAGCGTTTGCAGTCATCATCACGCGGCTCTCAAGGATCGAGAGGATTGCAGCATCGCCTTGGTTGACCATCTCTTCCTCGGAGGAGATAGCGACTGGACGCACAACGTGACCGAAGTCGTATTGTGCAGGCTGGAACACGTCCTCGACGCTCAGGTCGATACGCTCGAAGCCAGTCTGAAGGCGAGTTGTGGAAGAGTGCTCACCGAAGCCCAGAGGCACAACGATACGTGAGCCACCGGCTTGAACTGGCTTGCCAGCGCCGTGGATACGCTCTTGTGCATCCAGAAACGCGACGGACTCGTGAACGTTGTCACGAAAGTCCTTCATCAGGATGTGCATGGTGGTGGAAAGCAGTTCGTTTCCAATGGTCAGGGAAGTAGTGGCCATTTTAGGCTCCTATTTAGCGGTAGTTAGACAATGCTTTTGCAGCTTCGGGGTTTGACTTGAGCCAAGCAGCAATCGAAGCCGCACCTTGCTTCTTGACATCAGGGGGAATTTGCATCGCGTCGGGCGAGCCGCTCATTGAACTGCGCTGTACACGACGTGCGGCCTCAGCCCGTGCTCGTCGCTCCTTCTCAGTCCGTGAGCGTTGCTCAGCCATGATCTTGCGAGCCTTGACAACCTCATAAGCATCTTGTGTGCTCAGAGGCGCGTCAGTGTTCTTACGATCGGTGACCAATGCTGCGACTTCTTTCTTGAACGCCGGGTCCTTCATCTCAGGATGTGCATCAAGGAAATCGTAAAACGCTGCTTCCTGGCGTCGTTGCGTTGAGGCCTCGTGCATTGGCTGGAAGACATTGCTTACTGCCTCTGCAACACGACGGTTGATATGAGCATTCATGCCCTCTTCGGACATGATGTCAGGAAGCTCCTCATCGCTTACCTTCAGCGCATTTTGAATCGCTGGGTCCTCGATAAGGGATGCCCACTCAGCCTGACGACGAGCAAAGTCCCGTTCGAGATGCTGAATCTGCTGTTCCCGCTGCTTGTACTGGCTGACGCGGTCCTCATGCGACTTGTTCAACTCGTTCTGCTTCAGCTTGTATGCAACACGGAAGTTGTGAAGCATACGCCGAGCTACAGTCGGAAGCTCTTTGATGTCACTCTCAGTGATGCCGTCGTAAAACGCATCAGTCTTGAGGTCATCGTCATCAATGTCATGAAAGAGCGGGTCGAATGACTTCGCGTCGATTTGAGCAGTGGCTGCCGAAGGCTGCTCATCCCTCGAAAAATCGGCATCAGGTGCAGCATCCATTTGTACATCGTTCTGTACAGCCACATCTTGAACATCGTCCAGAAGCCCGGTAGAACCGGCACTTTCTTGAACATCTACATCATTTACAATTTCATCGCTCACTCAAAACTCCTTTAGGTGTAAAAACTACCACCATACAATCTATATAATCAACTCTTTTAAGTCTATGCCATTGCCGAAGCAAGTTCTTCATCTTCTGCCGTCATTTCAGTGGGAGCGGGTGCCATTGGCTCCATGTCGTCTTGGGGGCCCTCATCGCCAGCCATGTCCTCACCCTCAGCCATCTCCTTGATCGCTTCCATGAACTTCTTGTCCTTGGCCATACGCTCAAGCTGAGCGGTGATCTTACGAAGATCGGTATCGGTAACCGCTGTGTAGGGATCGAATCCGTACTTGCTCGCAAACTCACCACCGCCGACCATTTCCAGCAGTTGAGTGACTGCAACGAGTGTGATGAACAGATCAGCAGGCAGCGCCTTGTCGAACTTACCACCCTTTACATCTTCCCCAGGATCAAACGTAAGATCCGGGGCATCTGCATCAGAAAGAGAAGACATCAACTTGTTGAGCGTCTTGACCAGACGATCGATGACCTTCACCGTGAATGGCTTCTCTGGCTGAGGGGCAGCGTCAGCCATTTGTTGGAACTGCTGCTCCATCTCCATTTGAGGATCGGGTGCTGGTGCAGGAGCCTCGCCACCTTCCGGCATCGGCTGTTCTGCGGGCATGTCACCCTGGGGCTGGCCGTATTCTTTCTTCATTCCGTACATGGCGATTCCTTAAAGTTGTTGTTTATCTCTGGCCATCCGAAACTGGCGGAAGGCTGGGTGATTCTCTAATCGGTCACAGTAGTCATCGTATTCTTTTATCTGTTTATCTTTCTCAACATCCCATTCTTTGAACAGCTTATCTGCGTCCCAATCACCATCAACTGGAGTCAGTCCGCGTTCTTTGCATATTTGATCACGATGTTGCTTGCTCTGCAACATAACACCTAGCCCGCGATCATAATAGGGAAACCTTTCACTCCACCTATCAATACGAGCCATAGGCAACCACTTAGAGTTCATGGACTTGCACTTCGGGCATTCCTGAGGATCGTCGTAGTTTTCACCCTGGGAGAAGTCTACCAACTCATCGAACTTGTGGTCACAGTCTGCACACATATAAAGGTGCATGACAAGGCCGTTCATTCGCCTGTTTCTTTCTGGCTTTTTGTTGTATGGGTCGTTTGTTTGAGCGTCAGATACCGCGAAGATCCTCTTTGAATCTCCACCACAAGACGCGCAATCTACCGACTCTGGACGGCTAGAGAACCGAAACATATGGTCTTTTACTTCACCGCAGTCTTCACATTTGTAGCTATATGTTGGCACTCACCGCCTCCAGTAGTTGTTGAATAGCCGCAGGCTGTTGATCAGGCGGCATTGCCTCAATCTGTTGTATGACTTGCATTACTTCAGGTGACTCAGCGAACATTTGCTTCAGCGCTTCAATCGCCTGCTCGGGCGGCATCTGTGCAAGCTGTTGAATCACCTCTTGTGGAGATGGTGCTGCGCCACCCTCTGGAGGTGGAGCCTCTGGCCCTGCCTCAGCAGGGGGCTGCTCGGGTGCGGCCTCTTGCGGTGCCGGTTGAGCTTGCTGTGCTGGCTTGTCGCCCTCACTTTCAGTTTGCTGAGCGAGTTCAGCATCAAGCTCATCAGGATGCAGGTCCTTGGGCAAGTCGAAGCGCTCAGCGAGAACCTTCATGTAGTTCTTGGCAAACACGCCAACGGGACCACCTTGGTTAGCGGTCTGCCAGAGAGCGCTGTATGGCTCAAGCAGTGCAACGAGGTTCTGCTGCATCGCAGCGTCACTCATCGGCGTGCGACCGCCCTCGACGAAGCTGATCAAGAAGTTCCCGTCAAGATCCTCGGCAGAGACGACGATCTGCTCATTGCGGTCCTTGAGGATGATCGTCTCCGATACGATCTGATACGACTCCCCATCCTCGAACAATCCGAGTGGTGGGACGACGCTGTCATCTACCAGAGGCTCTTGCATAGACGCAGTGTTGCGAACAAGTGCAAGCTCAGCCTGCTCTTCTTCATGCTCCTCATCAGCCTTCGAGATGTCTGCGGTTCGACCAGCAAGCGTTGAGCCAAGAAGGTTCAACTCCTCCTCATTCATGTCATCAAGCTCACGCTTCATGGTGATCTTTGAAGCCAGATCCTTGAAGTCTTCCTCGTTAACATCGACACCAATCATCTCAGCGAGGGAGATGATCTTGGCTCGGTCAAACGTCTCTGGCTCGCGCTCTTCTGGCTCTGTAGGTTGATCTTCTTGTGCAGCAGCACCAACCTCAGCTACATCGACACTTTGCGCCTCGAATGCACCAGCACTGTCGCCGTCATCTTGCATACAGGAGATGAGCGCACGCATCATCAACTCAGTCAGGCTTGCAAGCCACTGATCCTTGATCGCAGCATGCAAGCCGAACTCAGACTCAGTGTACTGCTGGACGGTCTCTACTTCGTACGCCGTCGCCTTGGTGACGATTCCACGGGCGGCTGGGCTCGTCCCAATGACACGCTCCAAGTCAACCTCAACCGTGGCCAAGTAGTTTTGAATGTTAGCTGAAATCGGCGCGTTCTGAATCGGAAGAATAGCGTCGGCGAGGGGTCGCTCATATCCTGAATCAACCTCTAGAATGAGACCGTCGTGGCCCTCAGTCAGCAAGGTCATCTCGTCTGAGTTGAAGGTTCCCTTGCGGGTAACGTACTGACGGGTGTCCTTACGTGTCGCCATGGCCATGTAAGAGCGGTAAGCGTTCAACTCCTTGAACTGAGGCATCAGTCGCTTGACGTGTGCGATGCCGCGAAGAGGGAACTCTGGCTCGTAGTTGAAGATCAGCGGTACGATGTGGGCCATTGGTTCGCCATCATGCTTAGCAAATGGCAGCGGTCCAACGTACACAGGCTTCTTCGACACAGCGCCCTGGCCCATCACATAGATCTCCAGGCGACCCTCATACCTCATCTCTGGGTTTTCAGGGTCTACGTAGTGATCTACAAGATTGCAGAACTCGAGAACACGAACGAAGTTGTTGTCATCATTCGGCACTTCGTAGCGTTTGCGGTTCTTGTAGTCGTCAGCCTCCGTGTCTGAACCTGACAAGAAGTCGACTCGACGCACACCATTGAGGTCTTTGAGGCCATACTCCTCCTCCACCTCGTGCTTCGGACGGTAGTACAGGTGACCCCGGAATCGCTCATCATCTGTGTCCGAGACCTCTGTATCGAGCAACATCTCCCACACAGGGATGACACGCATCCATACACGGTCCATGGGGTTACCGCGACCATGCTTGTATCCGACCTTCATACCTGAACCAGGGTACAAAAGCGCCTGACGCAGTGAGGTCATCACGCGCTCATGAATCTTGCGACTGGAGAGCATCCGGTTCACAGCAAGCTCAGCCTTCTCTGGATCGCCCTTACCTGTAGGATCAGGAGACAGAACAACTCGGCTAGCTCTTGGGTACAACGCCGACAAGTATGAGGTGATGACACCCCACAGTCGGTTTACCTCGACCTCAACTTCTCGAAGACGACGGTTGCGCTTGGGCATGTCGTCACCCGTCATGTACTCCCAGTAGCGAGTCATGTAGGTGTGCTTGTACAGGGACCAATCCTTACGGTTGTTGCGAGCGTACTTGTCGTGACCGCGAACGAACTGATGGACCAACTTCGGCGTTATTTGATCTTTTTCACTCACGAGACCTTAGCTCCGCTCATTACATTGAAAGGATTTGTGCGGGCATAATATCTCTTATTGCGCCGCATTGGAATCTCTTGGGATTGAGGCATCTTCCGACGATTCCACTCAGCAAGCATTAACGCATCACAGTGGTCGTCGTGGTAACCATCTTGGCCCTCGATCTTGCCCGATTGCTCACGGATGTGCATCAACTCCTGAACGGTAGGCAAATCATTCAAAATCAGGGCATCGCCGTTGATCATTTGACGCAAGTGGGCATAGCCTTCTTCTTTACTTCCGCGTGTAGTCGTCCAGTATTTGACAACCTTGCTTGCGGCCTGACCGGGAGCAGGAGGCTTGTGCCAAAGAGGAAGGCCTGCCTTCTGGAACTCACGAATAACAACAGGTCCAGCGCCACCCGTGTTGGCCTCTACTAGCGTCCTGGCCTTGTTGTAGTGAAACGCCAACTCCACGGCCTTCTGGGCAAACAGAATCTCGCCACCCTGATTCATAGACAACGTGGCAACCTGGCGGCCATCTGCGCTCAGCACTTGAGCCACGGCATAGTCTCCGCCATTGCACCATGATGGGTCTACACCAACCGCATAGTTCATGCCTGGATAAGGCCGCTCAAAGATTCGCAACTCGCCCTCAATGGGCTTGAGTGACGACAAGACTGAGTTCAGGTAGTCCGTGTCGAACCAGCTACCGTCATGAATGGCGAAGCCGTCCTCGATTGTGAGGGGGTACTCTCGCCTGAATCGACGGATACCAATGCCATTCACGCCATGGATCTTGTCATGACGCCAGTACAACTGACGCATGGTGAGGTTGTGCTGCTGCATCAACTCCCACTCTTCCTGGTCAGGCTCCCAACCATCTGGCACATCTGACTGGTATGCCCAGTGATCGGACCACTTGAAAAAGCGGAAGCGAACAGATGGATCCCCGCGACGGTTTGCTTCAATGGCGCTCAAAACCTTGGAATGGAAAAGGTTGCCGGGTCCGTCAGCAGTAGAAATAATAATGATCTTCTTGTGCGGGCCCTCGTGCAATGTCGAGGTGACGGACGCCCAAACATCCTCTGCATTAGGCCAGAATGCCAACTCATCTGCGTGCAGACGCTGGTATGTCCAGCCACGAGCATCACTCTTACCGCCTGCCGTCATGCAGCGGAAACCGGCCATGCTGTCCTTGAAGATCAACTCGCGCTTGTTTGAGCGCTCGATGGGCTTCTTGAGCATCTGGGGCAAAGATCGGTAGTAGTGGCGCACACGACCAAAGATGGCGTCTGTGGAGTCGTAGGAGTCTGCAACAACGAGACACCGGGCTGGATCTTGTGTCCAGTACAGGTAGTTAAAGTTGTACGCCGTTGCTACGGTGGTGTCACCGATCTGACGAGGCTTGTAGTGGATGACCGTCTCTGCGTCTGAGCAGAAGTCCTCCAGCGCCATGACTTGCTCAGCGAACGGTGTGTTGAACGATCTCTCCTGACCCTTCTCGTCTACAATCTTCAGACGACCAATGAACTCACCAGGATGAGCCATGAGTTGAGCCATGAGCTTTTTGTCGTTGGCATTCACTATGCCTCACCCGGCTCAATCTTCCACGAGTCACCGCCACCAGTGTCGAAGTATGCCCGAAGCTCAAGCAGCGACTCACTGTCAGCAGCATCCCTCTTGGCTGCGGCAGAATCGAACCGTGTCTTAGCGTACTGACGATACGCCCACTCTTCACCCTCTGACATCGCATCACGAACACCAGTCCAGTACTGAGTGTCCATCATACGAAACTCTTCCTCAGAGATCTCGGCAGTGTCTGGGAAGTCTGAGTAGAACCACCCCAGGAAGCGATCGTCCTCTCTGCACCAACGAGTCCAAGTGCGCTCATTGATGGGCACCCCGGTATACTCTCTGGCCTTGGTGGCCTTGTACCATTCACCACGGAAAAACCGCTTACGTGAAGCCATTTTGTAGGCCAAGAGGCGGAAGTTTTCCTGCTGTGGTGTAGGGCGAAAGCCGTTATCATCTGGCTTCAACCACTCACTCACATGAGGGTTCTTAATGTGACTGACTTCGGCTATAACGCCGACAACATCATTCTCATTCATATCATCTTTTTCGTCAGACATATGCCCTCCTTTTAACCCATTATCACACAGCGTAGGAGTTACGCATGTCCAATAAGTCACAAGAAGACTATCGCAAGTTTAATGAGCTTCTTCAAAAACTTAAAGAAGAGGGCAAGATCAGTGATGCGCCCCCGCCATCGCAAAAGGTTGATAGGCGGAAGTACATCGAGAAGTTGACTGACATCTTCAAGAAGGAGATATACGGCTCAAACTAGAACGGGATGTGCTCGTCGTTTGCTGGCGCAGCCGATGGACGCATGGGTGCGCTGTCATTACGGCTACCCAAGAACCGGACGTTGTCTGCCACGATCTCAGTGGAGTAGCGGTCTACACCTGACTTGTCAGTGTACTTACGGGTTTGAATCTTACCCTCGACGTAGATCTCTTTGCCCTTGGAGCAAAACTTCGCCACGTTCTCGGCTGTGCGACCCCACACAGTGACGTTGTGCCACTCGGTGTGATCTACCCACTCGTCGCCTTCTTTGCGTCGATCTGTGGTCGCCATGCGGATGTTGACGACGCTTGTGCCTGTGCCAGTGTTCCTAAGCTCAGGATCAACTCCAAGACGGCCAACGAGGATTGCTTTATTCACGCTCATTACTTCTTCCTATTTTCAAATTTTTTGTACCCTATGGCGAGTTCTCGCTTACGCTCGGCCTCGGTCATGTTGGGCTTCTTTTTGTATTGCATCCGCATGTGTTTGGCCAGAAACTTGTCCTCTGCTGGATTGCCCTTCTCCGACCGCTTTTTTCCTTTATGGAGGCCGTGAGATGCAAACTGCTTGCCCTTCTTGGTTGCTTCTCTCTTTTTGCGATTAGCTGCGGCCAGCTTTTTACGCCCAGACGGAGACGATTTCAATGCATCGATCGTCTTCTTGGGGGCATACACCTCTCCGGTGTCGCCGCTCTTTTTTCCTGATGCCGTCGTCCACTTCTGCTTGGTCCAGGTATCCAGAGACTTTTGGGAAGTCTTCTTGCCCATCAGTCCCGATAGCCCCCACCAGCTTTTTTGTACGCAGCCGCAAGCATCTGAGCCTTACGGGCTGACCACTGACCGGGCTTACCGCCCTTGCCCCCAGCCTTGATGCGTTGATACTGGCGCTTACGCATCGCAGGTTTGGTGTAGTTACCGGCCTCATTGACCCGGCTTTTAGACTTCTTCTTCTTCGGGCCGCCAGTTTCCGCGCCTTGAACGACCACAATCACACCTGGCTCGACCATTTGAGGCATGGCTGCGGCAGCGCCGACTGAGTCCTCGATCATCTGCTCCATCTCGCGGACCAGAGAGTCATCGAGGAATCCCTCTTGATACAGCATGTCAAGGCAGTGGGGATTCTCAGCGAGTGCATACTTGACCTCTTGATTGAGATCAGTGGGCTTGAGAGGGCCTGGATCACGCTTGAACATCGACATCGCTCGCAAACCGTCAAGAATGTCCAACTCACCCATGGGCTCGCCATCCATCGGCATACCGTGATCGATCACAACTGGACCAAAATCAAACATCAGACCCTCCCAGCCCAAACCATACAAACACGCATCGACGCGCATTTAAAATCTAGTGCTTGGCAGTACCCTAACTCACCGGCTTGCACAGCCATCTCAGGGTCTCCCTCGTCACCAATACCCTTCTCGATGCACTCCAGCATCTGAGGAGAGCGATCAAAGAATGAACAGTTCCCACAGCGCATCTGCATCACGTTCTCGATGCTGTCATTGAACTGATCTGCAAACCTCTGCCAAAAGTCTTGATTTGCTCCTGACTCATCCAGTTGAGGATTTGCTGGGCCGTACATCTTGTTGTCGAGCGCGTTCTGGCGATTCGACAGATTCAACTCCAGATCCTGAGTCGCACGAGGGCACGCATCCGGCTGACCAGTCTCACGCATGTGTCTCATCAGAAAATTGTCGTGCATTAGCCCTTCACCTTCGAGCCCGATCTCCACTGGTAGCAAGACCAGTACTTCGCCGTCAGCTTGTTCTTCGCTCCAGCCTTGTCGCATCCATGGCGAGACCTGAAGTTCTTTCGAGCCTTAGGGTTGTCGCGTCGAATGGCCATCTTCGCATCACCGAACCGAATGACCTTCTTCTTTCCGCCTGAGCTTGCAACGACAACAAACTTCTTCTTACCGTATCCGGGCTCACCCTTTTTGATACGACGAGGCTTGTTCGTCTTCATTCCTGCTTTCAGCAGTGCATCTGCGGATTGAGCCATCTCACATTCCGTACTTGGACTTGCTGCGCTTCATGTACGGGTTGCCAGCTTCGCCCTTCATGCCCTTGGCTACACCAGCGACACGCTTAGACTGGTTACCGTGGAGCTTTGAAGCCTTGTTGAGTTGACCGGAGATCTCCATGAGATCTTCCTTCGGGCCGCCAGTCTCGTCACCAATCTTCTTCTTGATGTCGCGATCCTTAGGCTTGGCTGGAATCGGCTTCAGCCCGGTGAGACCCTTAGACTCAAGTAGATCAGCCACTGCCCGATCATTCGTCTTCTTGGTCTTCTCATCAACCGGTTTAGGCTGACCACGCTCACCCTTCTTACGAAGCAGAGTCTTGACGCGCTGACCAGCAGACATCTCATTGAGCCTGGGATTACGCTTCCTCATCTGCTCGATTTCTTGCGCCTTTCCATAGGCGCCAGCCAACTTGGGATCCATTTTACCGGGCATTTCTATCTCCAAAGTCATCGATAGCGGGTTGTATTTCCTTACCCTCTACGTAGTCCTTACGATCGTCGAGCATAGACTGACGAAGAGACTCAGAGTCCATGTCTTCCATGGCCCGCTTTACGTCCATCAATCCTGCCAGTCGACCTACTTCAACAGCAACAGAAGGGGGAACCTTGCCCATACGGTTGTACAAACCGAATGCCTTCTCGATGGCTGTGTCGTACATCATCGGAACTTCAGCAAGATCATCAACGCTCTTGAACGTGTCGGGACGACGAGTAGCGATGGTGTCCGCATATGCGTTGCCGTAGTCAGTACTCTGGATCAAATCCTCCATGAAGTCGCCGCGTGCCATGGCTGGCATGTCTGCGGTGTCCATCATGTCTCCGGTGTCCAGCAGTCGACCACCCGGCATGAGCTTACCAACTTGATTCAACCCGGATCTGGCGCGTTGTCTCATATCATTGTACGCTGGTCTTGATGAAATTTCCCCGACCGTGTCTCGCATCGTATCCATGTAGCTTGGCTGACGTGACTCAGGAAACGCATCGCTATCCGTCATTCCCGTCATCGGGTCCGACTCTCCGTAGGCCGCAGATGACTCCATACGTCGCATGGGCTCCATAGGATCCTTGCGTGTGATGCCAAGCTGGTTCAACTCCATCTCGGAAAGCTCAGAGATTGGACGGTATGCAGGCCCCGTCTCGGGTCCCTGGTAGCCCGTAGGAGACATTCCACGCAGCTTCATGGGGTCCTCTCCCATCGGCTGACCAGTCTCAAGCATGCCCTTCAGTTGGCCTGTAGTGGCCTTCGGGTACTGCTTTCTCATCCGAGAGGCCAGTGCCCTGGCCCTCATTGGATCCATCTTTCGTCCTGGCATTGTGCCTCCTAGAACAACATTACGTCGCCTTTCAACTCTTTGTATAACAGATACGATATCAAACCGTCTTCTTTCAACTCTTCAAGATTACTTAAATCTTTTTCCAAGAACATCTTATCAGATTCATTCAACTGAACTGTTTGAACCGGATGATTAAATGCCTGTGCTTTTTGCACAATCAGCCTGTTGATTGAAGAGTTCTGTCCAGCCAAGTCGACCAGAGTTCCGCCGCGCTCCATCATGCGATCGAACCGCTTGCGCTGCATCATCTCTTGAGTGGTCCTCAGGTTGATGTCCATCTCGATATCAGAGCCTGGGTTCATCACATTGAACGCACGATCCACGTCGAAGTTCTCGATGCCTTCTTCACTGGTCTCGTAGTAGTAGTCAGTCCCCTTCAGGAACCGCTCGTACTCATCAGAGAAGAGATCATCATCGATCTTTTCGTACTGCTTCAGTAGATCCTCGTACCGAGCACCAAGCTCCTTGGCCTTATCGGAGTCCTCATCCATCTCATAGAAGTCGGCCTCCATCTTCATGAGTTCAAACAGCATGGGCTCATACTTGTTTGCCATCTCACGACGACGATCGAACTCCGCCTTTGATTGACCGACATCTGTATACGTCACGATCGAGTCCACAGGTGAGTACGAACGCTCAGACAATCTCATGGGGGCAAGCTCTTCGGCAGGGTTTCCCTCCTCATTGGAGCCCGTGAGCTTGCGATAAAGCGCCATTCCGGCCTTGCCGAGCGACATGAGAGCAGCAGCCGGAGAAAGCTCCTCCTCCTCCGATGCGGCGGCTCCTACGACAAGTGCAGGAAGCGCTAGGCTGTACAGCTTCTGAGGCTTGCTGACCCGGTCTTTGACCTTATCGGTGAGTTCAAAGAAGGGGACTTCGACAACACCACCATCACGAACAAGCCGATCAAGCGTTGTCTGCATCACTTCAGTTCTCGGCGGCCCTCCTGGGGTTCGGGGTTTTCCGACTTTTGAGAACCCCGTTTCCATCATTTCGATGTATGTCGTCTCCTGCTTCGCTTTAGATTCTTTCTTGGCGATGCTGGGAATCAACTTGTCGTAAATATACTTGTTTCCACCGTATATTCTTTCGACCTCTTCACCAAGATTATTGTGATGCATGGCATCACGACCTGATTTTTTCAAGCGTTCGATCTCTGACATTAGCGCCTTAGCGGGACTACCCGACGTAAGAATAGATAGCGTGGCACCAGGATCGAATGAGACGATCGGCGTGATGAGATCTGAACGAGTAAACGCCACGCCGTCGTAGCCCTGCTCGGAGGCCTCACGGAAGATACGCTTGATGGCAAGAGACATCCACTCCTTGGTGTCTTTGAGGGGAGCATCGGGGACTGGACCTTTCCTAATACCTACAATGACATCTTTTTGCTTTCGGACCAGTATTTCTCCTTCTCTGTAGGCTTCGTTCCGCGCAGTATATTCTTCATCCGAGATCGTATGCCGTTCGTTCAGGATTTCACCATCTGGCATCCTGTATGCTTCATTACGAGCAAACTCCAAGTCAAGAAGCTTGTCTGTTGCCTCTGCCATCTTTGCATCATTTTCCTCTTGCGTGTAGCCCCGCTTGCGGCCCTTCTGGTGCCAGTCAGACTGAATCTCCTCAACAAACAGAATCTTACGACCCTTACTGTCTATACGGTCCTTCGTTCGGATGTGGACCATAACGTTAGGAAAGTATTCATGATGAGATTCGTGGAATGGCTTCGATTGTACCTTTTTAAGATTACTTTCTGCGAGTCGAAGTTCATCCGAGATGTTCTGCATTTCAGGGCTCGAAGGCGCTCTAGAACTTAGGCTTATGTTCTCATCCAATGCGCGATCGAGCTGTTTTTTTTCTAGCCTTTGGACTTCTGCCCTTGCCCTTTTTTCCTTCGGGCTCATGGGCACCGTGATCAGAATCTCTTGGTAGTTTTCACCCTCAGGTATGGTCCATGAATCCCATCTAGGGTTGAACCTTTCGTCTTCTTTAAAGAAACTTTTCTCTTGCTTCAAATACTGTTTTTTAAGTTTCAAATATTTTTTTACATTAGGAATATTGCTGAACTTTTTAAAAGCAAGAAATCTAGATTCGACTTCCCCCATTCTTAGAAAGATACGATCTATTTCTTGAAGATTTTGGTATTCAGTAATATTTTTTGCACCTTCTACTATTGCTGGGGAAAAATTATTTAGTCTTGATTCAGATAAAAACCTACGCTGTTCGTCTATAAACTTATTATATTTCAAATCACTAAGCTTTGCGTTCACAACATTTGCAGCCTTGGTGATTAGTTTTACATCATCAATCGTCCATTCAGAAACAAGATATTCGCTTACAAGATCCACGACTTCTTTTACAGGACCATAGACATCTGGATCTAAAAGCTCGTCGACGTAATTGTCAAGATCCCCAAGATCTCCAACGTAATCAACGTACAAATCAAAGAAATGGTTTGGGTTATTGGAATACTTGTGGACTACATCAGTGACAGACGAATTGGGATCCATAATCGAGGCCAGTTCTTTGACCTCGTCATAAATGTCCTTAAAGGCCTCGTCGGCTGCAATTTCAGCATCTTTTAAATATTGTGGTGCTTCACGCCGATTACGGTCAAGCCGCACTTCTTTGATCTGAACCTTGTCGTCCTCAAGGTGCTGAATCAACTCATCCTTGCTGACGCTCTTCTTGCCTTCGGCCTTCGCGTTCGCGATAAACTCCGCGATCTTAGTGTCCGCGATTTCTGACTTTTTAGCTCCTTTCTTGTTGAGGAACTGCTCAATATCGTCAACGCCAATCTTGTTCGGTGTTTGATTGAGAATGATTTTTTCAAGTTCAGACTCAAATACAGGATTCGACCCACCCAAGAGAGATGGCTTTGTACCCTGATCAGACCCAAGCATTCTGTTGATGAACCGCGTACGGACTCGTGCAGGAAGCTCTTCGACATCGGCAGACAAAATCTGATCCGTCACACGAATCAAATCAGTCAACACAGTCTGGTTCTCGATGCCCAGGAGGTTCGCTACCTTCTCCACGAAGGTGTTCCACAGACTCTTGTTCTCTGACTCGATGCTCATCAAGAAGTCTTGGAAGGTCTTGTTTGTCATTCCGTAGGAAACAAACTCATTCAAGTCTTCAAGACCATACTCCAGGACTACATCAAACAGCTTCGGATCAGCCGGGGCAGAACCCTTCTGGGTCTTGCGCTTCTTGAGGATCTTCTTGACCCTCTTGTGAAGAGCAGCAAGCTCAGTCGTGGCCTTGCCAAGTTCTGTCTTCCTGTTCTGCTTGAGTTGCCCGTCTGCGATCCTGTTCTGCGTGGCCGCATGAATCGCTTCATGTAGTGCAGTTTCCGCTGTGGCTCCAGAGAAATCGGCGTGCCCACGAAGCACGATGTCGACATCTTCAGGCGTCGTTATCGTCACCCCTCTTGTACCAGTGCGGGTGTTTTCCCTCGACATGTCGAGCAGGAGGTCAAAAGTAGATGCCTCCAAGTCTCCATCGTCGATGGCGAGCATAATGCTTCGTGGAACGTCCTCGATTTTTGAGATCGTAGCCACCATCGTCTTGTCCAGGAAGGGCCGGATACGCTCTGCGATTGCCTTGTATGCGGGGTTGTCGGCTCGATCGACAATGAAATCGATCAGTTCCATGCCCGTCTCAACCTTTTTGATCTCATCAATCGCTTGATAAGCGCTGAGGTCACCGAACCCGATCACATTGCTTGTGGTGGCTGACTGCCTGACAATTTGTGTATTTGAATCAACATCGGTTGAAGGTTGCACGTCACGATTAAAAATTCGTGACATATTGATGTTTTCTGTGTTCAAACGAGATCTCAACTGACCCAAATCAGCAGTCAAAAGCTCGTCTGTGACACGAATCAAGTCCGTCAGAACGCTTCGCTTGTCTTTGCCAATACCCAGAAGGTTGGAAATCTTCTCGACAAAAGTGTTCCAGAGGTTCCTGTTCCTTGACCCGATGGTCATCAGGAACTCCTGAAACTTCTTATTGGTCATGCCATACGCGACAAATTCATGAACATTTTCAAGTCCACGCTTCAAGATGGAGTCAAACTCGGGGTCGACCTTCTTCTTCTTCCTGCGCTTCCTGATGATGCGCTCAACCTGCTTATGTAGGTCTACAAGCTCCTGCGCGGCCTTGGCGACATCAGTCCCTTTGTTCTCCTTCAGGAGTCCATCTTCCAGCCTTCTGGTGGAAGCAGCGTGAATCAACTCATGAAGGGCAGTCTCAGCATTACAGCCGGTGTACATCCTGCGGCCTCTGAGAATGACATCATTACTTTTTTCATCGGAAAGGTTCAGGCCGCGAATACCGTAAGAGCTATAAGTGCTCCCCATATCTCTTAAATAACTGCCCAAGACAGGATCAAAATCAGGAGGTAAATTACCTATGTCCTCGGTCAGGACGATTAGTCCAACATTCTCAAGATGAGGACGTATACGCTCCGAGATTTCTCGATACGATAGATCGTCTGCAAATTTGGTGATGAAGTCGGCTAGTTGTTGGCCTGTCCGAAGCCTGGACATCAAGTCAATAGCTTCATTGACGCCCATGCCTGAAAGGCCAATAAACTGAGCACCCTCAGCAGTTGACTTAAGAATGTTCCCGCTTGGGTCAAACGTTCCTACGTTGCCGGTAGCTGACTTGATCTGCTCTGGCTTGAAAGCCATGTAGTGGTAGGTGCCGGGGGTGACGCCAGCCATTGCGGGGATTCTGGCCCCCATGGGGCCTTTACGGTCACCAAAAAAGTGGTACGCATCGGCAACAATTCCATCGAAGCCCATCTTCTCGAAGACTTTGCGTATAAACTCCGTGTTCTCCAGACCTCCAGTATCCGACTCGAAGTAGTAATTACCGCCCCTGACTTCTTCAAAAAGATCGAGGGCGTCTATCTCACCATCAATAGAGTTCTCACCAATAAATGTTTTGAGCTTGTCAACGTCATCACTATACGGGCCACGGCCTCCGATTTGATAAGTAGAGAGGTCGTCAGCAACCTCATCAATAGCCTCAAGCAACTCCAGTACTGAGCCGCTCTCGCCTACAAACTCACCGTCCTCGTCGTACTCGATCTCAAGATCAAATGTAGTCCTGCCCTTAGTGCCCGATGGATCCAGATACACAGGGTTTTCGATGTTGACGTATGTCTTCAGCACGCTGAAGGCTTCGTCGCCAAGAACTTGTTGTCGGGCAAGTTGTTCGATCAGGTCGGGCTCAAAATCATCAATAAGCTTCTCGACATCGCCAGTCTTAATCGCCTCAAGCAATTCAGTGTCCGTCGACTCCGTTCGGTCCATATATCGCTTGGCCGCATCCAAGATGTTGTCGTCATCAAAATCATCAAGACTGTCAATGCTGTCAATCGCTTGATCGACTCTATTTTTGATGTCAGGGCCTTCTGCGGTGGCGTAGTTGACGTTTACATCATCAGTGCTGCTGCTTGTGTAAATGGCCGAGCCAAACGCGCTATCGGGTGAACCTGGACGGAACTCATTGAAGTCGCCGGATGTGCCATGAAATACAGCCAGTGGCTTGCCGTCGTCATCGGTGACCTTCGTGTTTCCAAACTTGCGCTTAAAGTACGGTGACTCAATGCCCAGTTCTTGCCACAAGCGGCGAGCTTCCGCGATTTCACTTTCAGTCTCAGCACCGGCTGTGGCGGCGTCTGGAACCTCAGCGGGAACATCCTCCCTCTGAGTCAATACAGTCGGCTCAGGAGCCGCTGGAGGCGCCGGAGCATCGTCCTCAGCATCGTCTTCAGGACGCACCCGCACAGCACCCGTGCCGCCAAGCGCAAAACCCGGAATGAACCCAGCGACAAGCGCGTTGACGACGTTCTCAAAGCGCTGGCTGAACTCGATGTCCTCCGTCGCAAGCCCCGTTACCTCGGCAATCTCACCGGCAGACTCCTGAACAACCTGCTGAGCAGCCTCCGTCACGGCCTCGGTGCCACCGCCACGAATCGCCAACTGCGCGGTGCGCTTCGCAAAATTATCGGACAGCGCGTCCCTTGCAGGCTTTACAAGCTTCTCCAGACCAAAAGCATCCAAACCAGCCATCATTGCCGCAGGAACTATCGCATATTTAGCCGCATCATCAGGATCCATGCCCTCCTGCTCGACAAAAGTGTCGTACAGGTCTCCATAGTTCATCATGAAGCCAGTTGCGACCGCGCCCACTCGCGCAGTAACGCCCGAAGCACCAAATGGTGCCCCAGCAGCCGCACCTACCGCGCCACCCGCAGCCATGGTGCCGATCGACGCCACACCTTGACCAAGAGTGGAGGCCGCGTAATCGATGTAGTCTTGGAAGCCCTCAGCATCATAGATGCTCTCAATCCGAGGAGAAAACGCTGCCGGATCATCTGATGTGTCGTACTCGGCTGCCGTCTTCGAACCAAAGTCGATCATCGCTTGGCTGCCAGCCACACGACCAAGACCTTCGACGGCCTTCGCACCCATCCTCGGGTTGTCCTTCATCACCGTGCGCTCTAGCGAGCCCAACAACTGAGTCGTAAATCCAGATTCAGCCTCGAACTCCGCCTCAGCCTCAGCCTCAGCAGCCTCTCGCTCGTCCTCACGCGCATCAATCGCACCGAACCACCGCTCGGTCTGCTCGGCATCCATGCCTGCCGGAACCTTGAAACCGCGATATTCAGCGCGCTCATCGTACAATTGTGGAGGTTCAACCTCATCAATTGCAGGTTCTTCGACAGCAATCTCTTCCGCAGGCTGACCCGTCTCACGACGGAAGCCCCTCAGATTGCCTTTTAGTACGTCATCCAGTGACGCCATGGCTTACGCCCCAATCAATGTGATGGCGACCGTGCCCGTTGGTGCCGTGCTGCCAGCAGTCCCAGCCTCTTGCTTGACCGCGAGGTGCAGGTACTCGCTGTTTGTGCTTGCAGCACCACAAGGAAAGACGACCTCTACCGATGAGCCAGATATGCACTTGATCACCGTCTCAGGCTCAGTTGTGCCAACCGTGACGGCTGATCCATCAGCAGTCGTGTCACGATACAAACACAGGTACACGTTCTCAGCGGTGTTCGAGGTCGCGTCAATCTTCACGCCATAAAGAACTGAACCCAACTTGGCAAAGACGTTGTTGTTTCCAGAGTCATTCGGATCAGACGATGTCGCCGCAGTCTCTCGATAAACAAGAGTTCCACGAGGACTCGACAGTGTTTTCAGGGAATCAGCCATGACAGAACCTCAAGTGTAGACGATTTCAACGACAGTACTAGCCTGCGGATCAGTATTTCCGCTCAAAGCAGCCGTCGTCACCAAGCGAGCAGTCAAGCCATTTTCAATGGTCAGGCCATCAGGAAAGTGGAACACAGCGTCCGTAGAAGCATCTATTTGAAAAATATAGTCTGCTTGTGTCTGCGTACCGCTTACCTCTGCGATGGTGTCATAAAGTTTAAGGAACAACTCGTTCGCATTGCCACCATTAAAGACAGAAATGGTCTTTACTTCAGCAGCACCATTCGTAAGGTTTTGAAGAGGCTCCTTCTGGAGATCAGTCTCGTAAATGAACTTGGACGTGAAGTACTGATTGTCTAGAACTGTTGTTGCCACAATAAAGCCCTCTCATTGAACACGAACAACTTTACCTTATATCGGCAATATAGCAAACAAAGAAAAAAGGCCCTACCAGAGCAAGTAGGGCCTTCAACAAACAATCAGGAGAGCCAACCCACAGGAAGACTCCACGCAAGATTAGCACACAGCAGCTACCATGGCAAATCGTGCAGGAAGCCGTCTTCCTCCTCCTGGAAAACCTCCATCAGCGTCTTGCCCATGCTCTTGGACGCCAAGTCCCACCAGCCCTCTACAGGCTCGATACCCACTGGTCGCATGCGTAAACACAGCCTCGGACCACGATCTCGCTCTGCGTAGAAGTCCATGATCTTCACGCTTACCGCCAATGAGTCGTCTCTCAGCACCCCTGCCATGACCAGCGCGTCCAGCGCACATTTGCAGATGTTGTCTGCGTCTGGCTTAGACCCCTTCCAGATGGCGTGATCTGGATCTTTCTTCCGTAGCAGACGCTTAGGCCTATGGGAAAACGCCACAACCTCGACCTCTACAGGCTCGTCAAGTGGTGCCTTGCGCCAAACACTGGTCATGACCATCGCTGCTGACCGTTCCCAGTCTGCCGTCTTCTTTGGTGTGTACAACCTGACGTGGCCGCCAACAGACGTGCCCCTTGGCCTTCCCTTGCCTATTGGGTCACCAGGAACCTCTACCATGTAGATCCATTCACTCATATTCGTCCTCATACCACTTCAGTAGGTGATCACGCAGTGCAGATATGTCTGGCGTTCCCTCGACAGTCTGACTGCTCATGTACACCTCGTCGATCACGATAAACAGCGCACGCAGCATCTGACGACGACCAACATGCTTATCTAAGTCAAACAGCGCCCACGGAATGTCCAGCCTGAACGGAACTTGCTTGCACCAGTGTGGCACAGCACGCCATTCGTCCTTTTTAGCGGCCTTGTCGGAAAGCCACGCATGCCACTCTCTCAGAGCAGCCCTCAGATTGCGTGACACGAATACGGTGTCGATATTCAGTTCCACTTGACCATCTCCTTGTTCTGGAACGTGCTGAAGTGAAACGGTGGTCCTAGATCGCTCCATTCACTCCATTCGGCACATCTGAACAACTCGTCTAGCTCAGAGACACGTACACGCACCCAGCGCACCTCGTTCTTAGATGCGACAAACGCCAGAGCCCTCGGCACCGAGTCTTGGTCGTCAGCGTACTGCACACGGACCCGCCGCCAGAACTCTTGTGATCTTTTGTTGTTTCTGCGTGTGTGCAGCCTCAAATAGTCGCCAATCTCCGGTGTAGGCACCTGCTGTATGGCCTCATGGTGGTTCTTGACGGCCTTCTTGAAGTTGTGCCACTTGCCCTTCTCCACAACAGGCCCATGCTTGAAAATCCAGAAATGCATGAAGCGGAAAGTTGCCCATGCCCACTTAGGCTTTTCCACAGGCGAAATGTCGTACTGCTTGTACGGATTGTACGTGATTCGCTCTTTGTCCTGATCAGTATCGAGGAATACCGCGTATGCGTACTTGAACAGCGTCCTCGGTGTGCCCTTATGCGCCCTGAGCACAGCGAGGTTTCCCTCAGGGTCGCAAATCGCGACTTGTGACCTATCGTGAGTCAGAGACCACTTTCCTGTCTCAAATGCCTCTTGCCTGGCCTGCTCAGCCAGGTCCCAGTCGATTTCGCCTGATCGGAAGTTCGTATTGTACTGGGCCGTCTTGACTGGCCGAAGAATATCCAGGAATCGCTCGGACAGACCGTTGTACTTGACCACAACATCATTGACCATCAGGTGATTGCGGGATCGCTCCGGTATCGCAGTCAGTCGGACAAACTTGACCTTGTCCTCGCCTACGGGAACCGGCAACGCCTCCAGGTACTCGCCTATCTCTGCATGGTTGGTGACCGGAACACCCAGGACACCATCAACGCCTACAGCAGGAAACCGACGAGCAAGACATACATAATCGTTCATAACTACTCCAGGCAGCCACTCTATGTTTGGTCAAACACTGCGTCAACCCTGAACTTCCTGCAAGAACAGAAAAGGGGGGGCTTCGCGCGCCCCCCGAAGCCGCCCCACCACCACCGCCGCGATCACACACGGGGGGGCCCTTCGGGCCCGGCCTCGGCGCGGACCCCTGCACACGTCCGAGGGGGGACCCCGAATCGCCAAAAACCCAGGTTCAACCGGGCATATCGCGCACTCAGCTACACGGCTCACCTCCGGTGATAGTGACAGGGGGGGGGCCAGCATCAGCCGCAGCATCCGCAGGGGGGGCACCGTCACCGATGGCGAGGGCACCCGCCACCAGGGCGGCACGGGCACCAGCCACCAGGGCCGAGGCCTTGGAGCGGAACCACCGGCCACCAGCGGCCACCAGGGCAGCAGCCCCGGCTACCACGCGCGCACCGTGCGCGCATGCGGTGGAGAGGAACCCGCCCACTACAGGGGGGGCCTCTACAACCTCGGCACCGTCAACGACGGCGACCGGGGCAACCTCAGCGACGGGAGCAGCCGGGGCAACCTCGGCAACCTCGGCAACCTCCACCACAGGGGCGGGGATGACGACGACGCGGGGAGCACCGGGAACGCGAAGCTGAGGGACCTTGCTCCAAGCCACGAAACGGCCCGTCTTCGCACAACGCGCCCGCTGACGCGGAGCGTCTGAAGCGAGGCCGGAAAAGGCAAGAGCAAAGGTCATGCCTGTCCACTATCGTACCTTGCCACACCGCGCCACACAAAAAGGCAAAAAAGTTTGGCCAGGTTTGGCACGGGACTTGCATCACGTGTACACAGGCACACACGCAGGCACACACACAGGCGCGCACTTCCTTTCAAAGTCAAAGAAACCAACCAACCACCAAGGGGGGGGTGATGCACGAAAAGGCAGGTTAAACCTGGCATATAGAAGTTTCTTTAAAATAAATCTATATTTTTTTCATTTATTTTTATCAGTTATTTTAAGCACTTAGAGCGCAGCATTAGAGACGTACAGCGTTTTGCGTACTTCCAATTTTTAGGTGAAGAATCTTTTGCGGCGGGGGACAGTCCTCGCCACACCGAGACAAGCTCTTTCAAATCTCGAATAAGACGATGGGTGCAAACTCGAATCAGCGGAGGCCCGCAGGGCCGAAGCACTCCGAGGCGCAAGCCGGGCAGACGAACTCGGCCACCGATGATTAGTAGGGGGAGGACTCTGTCACCCGCCGAACACCACAAGCGAAGCCAAGCAACACCAAGGGAACGGAAACCAGCCACGGCTGGGTCCCACGTGAGCGACAGCGGGAGCGAAGGATGAGCGTCGTAAATGGCCACGCGGACAGCAATCGTCCAAGCCGAATCGGTGAAGAGTCCACCCACGTACGTAATGCGATTGAAGACGCATGACCCACCATGACCCCCACCGGCATAGCCTAACGGGAGGGGGACCCGATACCCGGTCACCATGGAGTGACCACCTAAACCAGGCCGGCGGATAGCTCCCCGCAGTCTACAAAATGAGCCGCCCCGCCCCGTGTGCGACATCTACGGGGGCCCCGTGTGCCGTGGCCACGGGAGCATAGCGCCCCGGCGAGCGCGTAATCGCCGCCCCTTTTTGAGCAGACCCCCGGCGCATGTTCGCCGGACCTGCACACGGACGCGGCCCCGATACCAGCCGCTCACCCTCGTGACCAGCGGCGCGCATATCGGGGGGAAGCCGAGAGGCACAGCGCCGCCCCCCTTCAAGTGTACCGCGTGCGGATGACGCCGCGAGACAGCCCCCGATGTGATGCGATTACCATCAGGTGGTCATCATCTCGGATGCAAGCCCAATATCGCAGGGCGCTGAACGCGGGCCATTTTCGGGCTGCTCGGATGCTTGGCGGATTGAATCGCCGTCGGTCCGGTTGCCACGTCAATAGCTGCGGCCGATTGTCCGCCTTTAACCTCCCATAATGCGTGGCCGGTGGTGAATCTGAGAGGTCTCTGAGCGACGCGCGGCTGACCCCTCACGCCTCCAGTTCTCGCATAGCGGGCCCCCTTCCTCACGTATTGCGGACCCCTTCTGGACTCCATCTCAGAATGAGGGGCCCACGCGATAACGCTGGGCCAACGCCACATATCGCTGCTGGCCCCCTTCGGGCCCCTTCTTTCCGAACATTTTCAACCCGTCCAACCCGTGCGGCTCTCCTATATGTACCCCCCTATACGTATCCCCTTCTTAGTAAAAGAAGGGGACCTAAGGGGGCCAGAGCCGATATCGGGCCGCCAAGCTGGACTTTGAGCACGGACCCCATGGGAGCCCAGGCGGTCCCCTGGCCCCCTACTTGACACCATTCACCCCCTGCCATACAGTGGCAGACCACTGGAGACCTCATGCTGTCCACCCTCACTGAAGACCTGCGACCCATCCCCGCTATCTACCATGGCGCGCTCGACCGCCTCGGCCTACCCCGCGACATCACTCGCGCGGACCTATTCCGGGCTGTCGCGTTCACCGCCTCAGGCCGACCCCGCAACATTCTCGGAACCTCTGTAAAGGTAGAGAAGGGTGAGGCTCAAGGGGTCCTGACCGCCGTCGCCTACCTGTCACCGGGCCGTGAAGCCGGGGTCAATATGTGCCCCATGGCCGCAGGGTGTGAGGCCGGATGCCTCGGCACTACCACCGGACGGCTCCGCCTGGACCAGGCGACTCGCGCCCGCATTGCAAAGACCCTGTGGTTCATGCTGTACCGGAACCACTTCCTGCGTCGTCTGCACTGGGAAATAACCGGGCACACGATGACCGCCGAGGCCCTCGGCATGCGTGCCGCTGTCCGGCTGAACGGGTCCAGCGATATCAAGTGGGAGGACCACGGCGTGCCGCAGGCCCACCCCGACGTGCAGTTCTACGACTACACGAAGCTTCCCGCCAAGGCTCGCGCCAAGGCTCCGGCGAACTACCGCCTGACGTTCAGCCTGTCCGAGCGTGCCGACAGCATGGGCCATGCGCTCGAATGGCTCGACGCTGGCGGAAACGTGGCCGTGGTCGTGGCCGGCGAGTCTACCAAGGTCAAGGACGCCAAGGCAGTAGCCGCAGGTATCGTCGAGGCTGGGGAGTTCACCACCTGGCACGGCGAGCGGTTCCACGTTCACCCCGCCATCGACGGCGACGAGACCGACATCCGCTTCGATGACCCACCCGGCGCATGGGTGGTCCTGTACGCCAAGGGCGGAGCCCTCAAAGATACCAGCGGGTTCGTCGTCCGCATCGGCGAGCAGTCTCAACGGACTGCCGCCTAACCCCTCACCCCCCACCCTGGAGACCCCATGTCCATCAACCTTCAAGGCGTGTACGTTGTTCACCGCGACGGTGACAAGGTCACCGGCCACTACATCAGCCGCAGCCGTGGTCGCTTTCACATTCACAAGTTCA